CATCGAAGCCGTCGAGCGGCAGCGACTCGACGGCGAGAACGATCTCGGCTTGCGGCAGGGTGCTAACCCGGCATTCCCATTTGGCAATAACGCCACGCGCCTGTCCGCTGCCTCCACAGGGTCAAGTGCATCGGCGGCGGTGTTGCCGGGCGGCACCTACGAGATCCCCGAGCCCATCGTCTTTGGACCCAAGCACGGTTACGCGATGCGTGGGGCGGGTGGACGCATGCGCCAGATCGGCGACGCCTCCTCGCTCAACGGACCGTGGATCACCAAGTTGGTGTGGACCGGTCGAAACAACGGCAAGATGCTCGTCCTCAACAATGCCGGAAGCAATTTGGATGATTTGAATTTCCAGGGATGCCGCGTGTCGGGTCGCGGATTGGAGCCGGTAGGAGCGGTCTACCCCGATCGCGCCGAAGTCGGCATTCAGATCAACACGTCGACGGGCGGCGCAGTCAACGCCAGCGGAAAGCACAACTTCAACCGTCTGCGCTTCACTCAGTTGCTGGTGCCCATCCTCATCGGCCACAACACCGACGACCCCAACACGGCGAGCTATCTCGGCGACGAGGACGACCACGCCGACACGCTCAACGCGGATGACATTTACGTCGATTTTCCGTACGACGGCCAATTCGTAAACCAGGGAACGGGCGTCTGGATTCGGAACAAGCAAAGCCTGGACAACCACTTTGGCACGATTCGCTCCCACGGCAATCCGGCGCAAATCTTCTGGCAAGAGCGCGGCGGCAAGACGACCGTCGGGCAAATCTCGCACGTGGGTTCCAGCGCGGGGCGCACCATTTGTGTCCGAGTGGGGCTGATCGACGTGAATGAAGGCGGGCTGACGATCGGCCATGTCGACATGGACGCCGGTGCGACCAACGCGATGCTGCTCAAGCACGATTACGAAACCACCAAGACCTACGCTTTCTCGGCCGTCACCATCAATTCCGCAGCCATCCCGCAGCGAAACGTCCGGGTGCCACAGATCGACGTCGGTCCCGGTAGCTGGACCTTGCGCGACACGAAATATCTCAAGGCCGGCGCCATCAAGATGACTGGCGCCAACGGGGTGTGTCACGTACACCTCGAAAATTGCGTCACGCAAGGCAGCAACATCCGTGAGCTCGTCGACGAGGCATCCAGCGGCAACTATCTGTTCACTTGGCGCAACGTCCACGTCCAAAGCGGACCGAGCGGCGTCTGGAATGTGCCTTTTAAAGACTCCGACGCAGCCACCGAAATTAGAAATGGCAGCTGGACCCGCCTCGCATTCGACCAGGGGGCTAAGTAGATGGCGGCTAAACGATTTGGTCGTCAGAACCGAAGAGGCGGTCCTTAACCAAGGCCAGCGCGACGAAGATCAAGGCCGCCGCAATACAAGCGATGAGTTTCATACCTAAACAATAACCACCCCACAGCGGTTCCGTCAACTTTTTTCGGGCGGAATGAATCATGGTAGCCGGCGTCAAGCCGGAAGGTACGAAGTAGATGGCCCTCACGGATCACTGGAAATTCGACGACAACGCGGCCTCGACAACGGTCGTGGCCACGACGGGCGATAACGCGGCAATCGCGGGTGGGGAGAATACGGACGACATGCACGTCGCGGATGGTCCCGGAACCGCCATCACGTCGTCGTTCGTGGTCGACGACACCACGAACAGCGTCGACATTTCCGGGTCCAGCCTATCGATTACCAGCGGCCAGCCTTTTACTTTTTTCATTTTCTTGCAGGTGAACCCGGGCGGTGCCCAAGTCAACGCAGCGCTGGGGAGCGTGACTGGCGGCAGGCCGTATATTGGGTTCCCCAATGACACCACGCTGCGAGTGCGAGGCGGCACCCATCTTGATTTCACGTTCCCGGATGTCAGCTCTGGTTGGCACAGCTTCCAGATTTCGATGAATGCCAGCAACGAGGTGCGGGCATTCATGGACGGCGTCGAAAGCTCGACGGGGACGTTAACGACTCCAACTTTTGGCGGTGTCGACCGGATTGGCGCTGCGCCCGCGTTCGGCGCTACCGGGTATCTGCCCTCCGGCACTCTGATGTCGTGGGCTCAGTGGTACGACTCCGATGAGTCGGCGAATGCCGTCGCGCTCGATGCGCAAAAAGACGGCGGCGGCGGATTTCAGCCTTGGTACAAGCGCCGGAGGGCTGCGTAGATGCAAACGCTGATCCAAGGTGTGAGCGGCCAGGTGATTCACTTCTCCGGCTGCCTGATCAAAACCAGCGACGGCTCTCGCCTCACGACGAGTGCGACGGTGCGAGTCTGCGTCGACGGCACCTGGGGCGCTGGAGCGGGCACGCTCGCGGTCGAGGAAACCGATCAATACAAATACACGCTGCACGACGACGAGGCCGCGGCCCGTGAGCTGGTCGTCGTGGTCGACCATGCCGATGCTCTGGATCCGTTGTTCTGGGCCGGCAATCTTGTCGATCCGCTTTCCTACGCACTTACGGTGCAAGGCGCACTATTCAATGAGCGGGGCGGGCGGATTTGGTACGTCGATCCATCGACCGGGGATAGCGCGAATCTCGGCACGAAGAATAGCCCCCTCGACACCTACGCCAACGCCGAAAGCGCCGCCGAAGCCCACCGCGACACGATCTGGTTGATGGCCGGCACCCATGGCATCTTCTCAATGTCCAAGGCGGGGCTGATCGTTGAAGGAGACGGCGACGCTACGATCATTGACGACGATGTGGCCAACGGCACGGCCGCGGTTATTATGTCGGATCGTTCGATCGTGCGGCGGATTCAAGTCGACGCTGCCGATCATTGCGTGCGTGTGACTAACACCGAGCATGCGGTGATCGAAGATTGCTTACTGGTCGCCGGCGCCGACATTATTTTAGGATCGAATGCCGTGCTCTGCACCATTCGCAACAACCGCATGAGCGGCAGCACGAACTGGGGAATTTCGTTGACTACCGGCTGTAGTGGCTTTCTGATCGAGCGCAACGTCATCGCCATGACGGTCGACGACGCGGGCGACAATGCGTTCGGCATTGCCACCCAGAGTAAAGGTACGATCCGCAACAACATCATTGCGATGGTCCGGGCGGCTGCGGCTAGCGATGCGACGACGGGGGTGTTGATCGCGAGTGCGGAGTCGGTCGAGTGCGAGGGCAACATTGTCAACGTGGACTGCCAACACGCCAGCAACACCGGAGAGGCGGTCGGCATTGGCAACCCATTTGCGGTCACCACGGCCAATGTTATCGGCGGCTCGATCGTCACGGCCAATGCGGGCAGTGGTGGAGCCTACGACGTGGCGGCGAACGTCATCGGGTCTCGCGTCACACTGGCGGGGACAAAATGCGACCGCAGTAAATTCTTGGGGCCGCAGAACATCTTTTACGCCACGGCAACCAACAACTCGCCGCTCGGTTCAGGGTCAGATGTACTGGTCAATTCGACCGTCCGATTCCTGCTCTCGCAAACTTCGCTATTTTTGACCGACGCTCCTGCCACCGACGACTTTGCCCTCGCGCACTCGGTCGTGCTCTACGATTCCGATTCCGCCGCCGTGAGCGAGCACACCGTCGAGGATTACAACGCCTCCGGGGTTTTTGTGACGACAACGGTCAACACACCGGCCACGCAGCAGGTTATCACACTGAACGACGGCCCTAGCGAAGACGGCGCGCTGATCGGTGATACGGTCGTATTCACAGATGCAGATAACGGTGACGCACCTTCAGACCCCGTGGTAATCAGCAATTACGTTGCGGCGGGGAATACCTTGTTCCTGGCGACGGCGCCGAGCTTCACGGTTGTGTCCGGCGACGGCGCGATCGTGAGTGTAGCGAGGCACCTCGTACTCGACGGCACGCCATCGTTCACCGTGGCCGAAGGCGACGGGGTCAAGATCATGCGGGCCACGGAAGTGGCGGGCGTGATCGGCGACGTTGGCGGCAAAGTGCTCGGCGGCGGCAGTGGCACAATCGCTGGAACCGGTGCGAGAGCCGACCTCCCCGACGCCCCGAACCCCACGGCCGTGGAGGCGATTCAAGCTGGGCTCGGCACCGAGGCCAAGCAGGACACGCTGCTCGGTCGGCTCACTGCCGCCCGCGCCGGCTACATGGACAATCTCAACGCTGGCAGCGTGCTCGCTACTCAAGCCGACGTACAGGCAATCAACGCGACGACGTCGCGGCATCTCCTGTTGCTCAGCTTGCAACAATACGAGCGACCGGAGAGTGGCAGCACGGACTTTACCATCGAAGCCCGCACCTACGACGTGGACGGCGCGGCGGTCGACGCCGATTCGACGCCAACGCTCACCGTCACCGGCAACGTGACCGGCGACTTGTCCGCCAATCTCTCGGCAGCCAGTAACCCGGCCACCGGCGTCTACCGTTGGACGTACACGGTCGAGAACGACGCCACGCTCGAACAATTGCTCTACGGTGTCTCCGCGACGATCGATAGCGACACATTCACGCTCTCGCTGCTCTCGCAAGTCTGCGACTTCGTGGCAGCGACGTTCACGACGGCGGATCGGCAGGATCTGCAAGATGCCAAAGACGCCGCCGAATCGGTCGACACGAAGCTCGGCGAGCCGGCCAACGCCACGTTCGCGCTCGACTTCGCGTCGATGAGCAACACGATGGTTACGGTTGCCAATCGTCTGGGCGCGTGGAGCGGCTCGGGGCTCAACACCTTGCTGGGTGCAATGCGGGCGTTTTTCCGCAAAGACGCCGATGCCGCCGTCCCAGACGACATCAACACTGACCTCGGAAGCGGTGTAGGCACGGCCGACAACACGACCGATTCTAACGAGGCGATCCGGGATCGTGGCGACGCGGCCTACCTCACCGCGAGTGCGAGTGCCATTGCCGATGCGGTCGGAGCGAGAGCGTTGTCTGTGACGCCTTCAGCCAACACATGGGACGAGGCCATGGCGGCTGCCAGAGCGCACACCAAGGGTAGGCATGCTCTTGATGATGGCACGCTGATCTGGACGTACTACGCGCACGACAACACCACCGTTTTGTTTACATCCCTGATTGGTCCGAACCTCACTGCACCACTGACGAGCACTCCGCAATGAGCTTCATAGTAACACAAGGATTCGGCTCGCCGCTGCTGGTGACGCAGGGCTTCGGAGGGGAGGGAGTTGTCGCGCCAAGGCCCGGTTGCGTTCGCGTTGACGACTTTGCTCGATTCCATGTTCGAGCCGATTCGATGGCAACCACGAAGCTAGCAGGTGATGACTTCGCACTGACGACCGTATCCGGCGATGAGGTGACGTGCTGATGTCAAACAAGATTCATGATCTAGGCGACTTGGTGCGAGTCCACACGAACCCGGACTATCCAAAGAGCAAGGCCAGTCCATTCGTCGATGCGATCACCGGCGAGCTTAAAGACCCCGCCGCGGTCAAACTCACAATCAAAGACCCAGCGGGCACGGTGACGACGTACACGCATTTGTCAGGCGCGATGATCGTTAAAGATGGCGTTGGCAAGTACCACGCCGACGTCGACGCGAACCTAGCAGGGACTTGGTACTACCGCTGGTGGTCAACTGGAGACGGACAGGCGGGCGATGAGCGATCATTCGAGGTGCGTGCAGCGCAGGCTGTGGAGAGCTGAACAGCGATCCTTTTGGCAGGCGAATAGGCGCCATCTGCCATGTTGGCGTATCAAAACGAGAGTGCAAAAAGCGGCTTGTTTTAAGGGAGTTTTTGATTGTGCGAGCGCTAAAAAACACCTTGATTTATGGGGCTTGCGAGGCCTGCCAAGGTGGCAGGGGGCAAACTTGTGACCCCTTTTGGGTCCTCCCAGCGTTTGATTTTGACAAGATTTCCCGCTGAGCGAGTGAAGCGACTGCATTCGTAGTTTTGAGGTTGGTGTCACCACCACAGGGCGCAATTGGCTAAACGTGCTGAAAATCAGAGGAAAAAGCGAGCGGTCAAAAGCGAACCGGAGCCCGTTCGCTACCGCACGCAAACGGAAATTGCAAATGCGCACGGCGTCAACTTGCGCACAGTCGCACGGTGGGTCACGGTCCCGGGATTCCCGAAAAAGGAAAAATGCGGTTGGTCAAAAACTGCTGTCGACACGTTCGTTGCTGCAAACACGCTGGGGAAGAAGCCGACGAAGCACGAAGCCAGCGGCATGTCGCTCACCGAGTCGCAGATTCTCAAGAACATTGAGGACGCGGCCAACTCACGAATCAAAAAGGAACGCCAGCTTGTCGAGCAGGCACAGGAACTTGGTGAGATCGTGTTCATGTCAGACGTGCGACGCCAGTACGAACCGATCGTCGCCACGGTTATGGCAAATCAAGATGCCTTGCGTGACGCACAAGATCGGGCAATGCCTGAATCGGTCCCGTCGGCCAAGGCGTGGCCGAAAATCAGGGAAAGCGTGCTGCAGTTCGCGGACAAACTCAAGCGGGACACCGCGATCGCAATGAAGGAACTGGCTTGACCACACTTCCCCAAAAGATCATCGACGCCGCTAAGTCTAATATGGTCAAGCTGCGCGCGGAACTGTGCGCGGCGTGGGAGCCGATCGTCGAGAAACCGATCTGTGAATGGATCGAGGAGAATCTGCGTTTTGGTTTGGGGGACCGGGGCGTTCAGCTTGAAAGTCGCGTCGGGCCGTTCACATTTGACGACACGCCTTGGTGGCGGTTTATTCTCGAATGCTCCGTCGATCGCAAGTGCGAGTCGGTTGCCATCCCTGCGGCGACACAAACGCACAAGACGACCAATCTGATCATGGCCGTCGCTTTGTACTTTGCTGAATTCCGGCCGGCGCCCGGCATGATCGTCGTGCCTGACGAATTGGAAGCGAAGAAAATCCGTGACCGGATTTACAACATCGTGCAAGAGTCTCGCAAGTTTGCGGACTTCAAACGAATCCACATTCCTCCCGAGCACAAATGGAACCTGCAGGAGATTGATCTCGGCTCAATGGTAATCCACCTGGCGTGGGCCGGCTCTCGTCAGCGAACTCGCGGCAAGCCTTGCTACTACGTCTGGTTCACCGAAGTCGACGTTTATCGAAACGCAGACCAAAAGGCGGGCGATCCGGTTGAGGCAGGCAAGCAGCGCACGAAGGACGTGTTTCGGTTCAAGCATTTCTTTGAGTCGTCGCCAAGCGAGGCGCCGTCGACGATCTGCGACGAGGAATCGCTGGCCGATGATCGGTGGCGGTGGTTCATTAATTGCCCGCATTGCGGCGTGAAACAAGAAGCTCGGTTTTTCACCTACAAAAAAGGCAATTGGGCCGGGAAGGGTGGAATCGAGTTGAGTGTGAAGGCCAAGGGCGGCGACGGCGCATCGCTAATGACACCGCGGCAGGCGCGGGAGAGCGCTCATTACATTTGCGTGAACGGATGCAAGATCGACAGCGACAGCAAGCAGCACGTCGCGGAGTCGGGCAACTGGTATCCGCAAGGCTGGAAAGACGGCGATCCGGAGCCCGACCGCACTCCCGGCAAGCGTGTCGGCTTTCATTTGTGGGCGTTCCACTCGCCAAACGAGACATTCGGGATTACGGCCGAAGATTACCTGCGGCATCTGAAAAAGGGGCGCAAGGTCGATTTCTACTCGAATCGGCTGGCCATCGCCTTTCAGGGCGATTCTCGCGTCCCGAATTGGCTCGAATTGGGCAAGCGGGCGGCTTGGACGAACGCCAGGCGGACAATCCCCGATCAGGTTTGGTTTTGCACAGCTGGAATCGACAAGCAAGGCGAGAACAATGGCGCTCGCTACGTGATTCGCGGCTGGGCCCCCGGCCGTACGTCGTGGCTGATTGATTGGGGTTGGGTAGCGCGTGACCCGTCCGACACTGGGCCGATACTTTCCGACCTGCTGGAAGTCGAGCGGCGGGTGCTCGTTTCAGAATTTCCGGTCGTGAATCGGGACAACGAGCCATCAATCAACCCTCTGGGTCACACCCGGCTGCGATCGAGGCTGTCGAACATCGACACGAAGCACTTGCCGATGCAGATTCATCGCTGGATGCGTCAACTCCCCGAGGAGTGGATCGATCGACAGCGCGGCGAACGGCTCTTGCCGGGGCGCGTGCGGAACATTCACGGCGACTATCGGGTAAGTCCCGACGTGAAGTTCCGTCACAATCTGGTCGAATCGAATTCACGGACCGGTGAGAAGTACGAAGGAGGTTTGCACCTCTGGGGCCTGTGCGTCTATCCGTACTATTCCGAATTGACTGACCTGATTAGCGGCGAGCCGGGGCAGCTTGGAAGCTGGTATGTCACGGCGGATGCGCTTTCGCAGGGGCGCGAGTATTTGGAACAAGTCACGAACTTCCATTACGCGATCACGATCGATCCGCGCAAGGGGAAGATCGGCAAGTGGGGGCCGCGGTCCGGTCGCATCCCAAACGACTTTTGGGACTGCGAGATTTATGCGATGGCCGCGGCAGAAATGGTCGTCGGCAACATGGGTTGGGAAGCGGCGGCTTGGGAGAACTGGCGTCGCACCCAAAAACAAAAGTCACAAACCAAAGAGTCGCGTCGCAAGCGGCCGGCTCAACAAGTTGAGGAGTTAGGAGCACGATGAGCATGTTAGAAGATGCCCCCCTGTCATTGGATGATGAACCCAACGGGACCGACGCCCAGCCAGCCAAAGATACCGACGGTGTGCCGTACTGCCGCGTCCATCATTGCCGCATGAAGCAAAAGAGTGGCGGCAAGAAGAGTTCGCCGACGGCGTACTACTCGTGCCCTGTCGACCGTTGCCAGGAGAAGGCGCAGAAGATCAAGACGGTTAACGAATGCGTGGTGCCGCGCGATCCGCTCACATGCCCGCGTTGCAGCAAGGGCGGAAAGCCGGTGCATTGCGAGCGCGACCCGAAAGCATCGACGGCCGCGATGGTGATTCTCAAGTGCCCGTCTTGTGGCTGGAAGTCGAGCGCGTTTGCAGTTCCGCAACTTGCGGCTGCGCATTTTGCTGCGCGGCAACAGGGCCGGAAGCCGCCGATCGAGAATCTTGGCGATCGCTGAATCGCCTAACCCGTTTACAGATTAGTAAACAACTCCGCGCAATCGGCGTGTAATTTTTCGTACGATTGCGGCATGGCTGCGACCGACCAGCAAATCGCCGACGCCGCCAGAGATTCACTGGCCCGAATCCTCGATACGGATTCTGCCGAGTGGTCCGAGGGCGAGCGACGACAGCGGGCGCTGGAAATCGATCGCCTCACGAATGTGATTACCGATTTCGAGGGCAAGGCGGCGCGCTCCGCCGGCCGGAGAATCTTCTCGCCTGTGAAGCGAGTGAATCTTTAGATGTTCGATCGTCTCAAGAGCTGGTTCAGCAGCGGGCCGAAGCCTGGCAGCAGCCGGCATGCGCGACAACTATTGATCGAGGCGACGCACGAAGCCTACCGCCTTGCGCGACGCGACCGCCCGCGCGAGCACTATCAACCGCATGGGTTCAGCGGCGACTCGGCCATTCGCGGCTCTCACGATTTGATGAACCGCCGGACGCGCGACCTCGTGCGGAACACGGCGCAGGCCAAGAGCATCATCAACTCGATCCGGGATTTGGTGGTAGGCACTGGGACTCAGACCTACGCCTGGCCGTTCCTGCCGTCCGAGCTGTTTCAGATCGTGACAGAACTCGAATCGCTGCAGGCCGGAAATCTTGGTCCGCGGTTGACCTACGCGCTCGAATCGGATGATTTGTTCGAGGAGTGGTCAAACGATCCCGAGCAGTTCGACGTGGAAGGTCGTATGTCGTGGCCTGAGATGCAGGCCATGCTGATGCAGGAGTCGGCGACAGTCGGCGACGGATTGCTAATTCGTTCGTTCGTCAAAGACTACAAGCTTGTCCCACTGGCCTACCAGATTGTCGAGCGCGAGCAGCTCGACGAATCGAAGGACCGGCCGGCGTCGACCGGCAAAAACAAGATTCTCGGTGGCCGGGAATTCAACGCGGCCAATCGCGTGGTCGCATACCACCTCTGGACCGACCACCCTCACGAGTTCTTCGGCACCAGTGGATCGATGCTGATGGGCGCTGGTGCTCCTATGTCGCTGGGCAGCAAGAGCATCCGCATTCCGGCGGAGCGAGTTATCGACTTGGCGCTGTTCCATCGACCCAGCGCATCGTCAGGCGTGTCGTGGCTCGATGCCTGCGGACAATCCATTTGGGACCGCGACGCTTACATCGACAGCGAGATTCGTTCTGCGGCAGTTGATGCTGCATTTGCTTTTGTGGCCAAGCTGGAAGAAGCCGAAAAGAACGGCGGCCTTGGTTTTGGCGACGACACGGATGACACCGACGAATTCGGCAATCGCAGCTACAAAGTCGGACAATCCCCCATTGCCTCAACCATCAAGCCAAGCGAGTCGCTCGAAATGATCCGCTCGGCGCGCCCGAACAAGGATGCGCCAGAATTCATCAAGATGCTGGACCGCGATACGACGCAAGCAGCCGGGATCAGCTACTACTCGGGGACGGGAGACTACTCGGACACGACGTTTACATCGACTCGCGGCGCAAAGCTCGACGAGGAACTGCACATTAAACCACTGCAGCAGTGGTTTGCTTGCCATGCGGCATTGCCGGTCCGCCGTCAGTTCAACGCGGTGGCCGCAGCGGGCGGTTTGTTCACTTCGATCACGCCATCCGAGTTCCGCCGCAATGAGCGGACCTACCAGCGGTTCGACGCGATTGGCAACGGCCGCGATCTGCTCGATCCGTTCAAAGAAGGCGAAGCCCGGACCACGCGCCTGCGCACGTGCATGAGCACGTTCAAAGAAGAATGCGCCCGCAACGGCAAGCACTGGATTCGCGTGCTGATGCAAAAGGCGATCGAGGTCAAGGTTTCCGAATTGTTCGGGGTGACGCTTGATTTTAGCAAAACCGGTGGCGGCGGTTCCGGGTCGGAACAGAACGAAGAGTCGGGGCAAGACGAAGAGTCGGATCAGCAAACAGAAGGAGCCGGCCGTGCCGCGTAGCAAGCAAGCCGAACGCCGACGCATCGCCAAGCTCCGTGCGGAGTTCAATGCCGCGCCATGGGCCATCGACGCGCGGTCGCTGGGCATGTTGGGCCACGCTTTCGAGTCGGGCGACTTGGATGCGATCAAGGCGACGCTCTCGTTGGGAAACACCCCCGAATCAATCACCAAGATCGTCAACGGCGTGGCGGTCATCCCCGTGACGGGCGTCTTGCAGGACGAGTGCAACTACATGGTTCGGTGGGGGTATGCGTCGAGCTACCAACTCATTGAGCGCGACTTCAACCAGGCGATGGACAACAACAACGTCAAGGGCGTGTTGTTCTACTTCAATTCGCCTGGCGGGTCGGCCATCGGCTGCAAGCGCGTCGCTGACCTCGTGTTCGAGTCCCGCGGAATCAAGCCAGTCCGTTCCTTTGTGCAGGGCGTCTGTTGCTCGGCTGCGTTCTACATTGCCGCAGCGACCGATCGGATTGAAGCAACGGCCGATTCGCTCGTTGGCAGCGTCGGCACGATCCTGCCGCACATGGAATACAGCGGGATGCTCAAAGAGTTCGGCATTGGCGCGGAGGTGTTTACAAACACCGATTCGCCGAAAAAAGGACACGGCAACATGTACGAGCCGCTGTCCGACGAAGCCAAAAAGACGTTGCAGCAGTTTGTGAACTCTTACGGCCGCCCGTTTATTGAGGACGTCGCTCGCTATCGAGCGATTGATGCTGCCGAGGTGGTCAAGAATTTCGGCCAAGGCGACGCGCTACGCGCGGACGTCGCCATTGGTCGTCAGATGGTCGACGCCGTTGTCGACAATTTCGATGAATCCCTGGAGTCCATTTCGGCTGGCGGCACTACTGTCCCGGTGGAAACGGACGAAGAACCGGTCGCCGACGCGACCAGCAACCTTTCGAGGAGAAGTGTGATGAACGAGCGTATCAAAGCTCAGTTGTTCGCGTTGGGCCTGATTGATTCGCTCGACGCATCCGATGCGATCTGCACGGCAGCTCGCAATTCGTTCTTTGCCGGCCGCGGTGTGTCCGTGCCCAGCGACGAGGCGCAGATTCTCGCCACGCTGCAGGCTCCGTCGGCGAAGGCGGATTCCGTCAAGGCCGAGACGAAGAACGAAGGCGACGGCGGAAAGCCCGCTGACAATGTCAAGGCCGCCCATGAAGCGGAACAAGGCGAGGCACGCCTGCAAAACCTGCACGCCGCTGCCGAGTTGTACAACGATGCGGCGGGCTACGAAGCCGTGACGCTCGCAATGATCACGGAGGCTAGCGAAAAGAAGCTCAACCAGCGCGAGGCATCAAAGAGTTGGGCCAAGACGCTCGCGGAGAAAGAGCCTCCTGCGCCCAGTTTGCGCGTCAAGGTCACTGGCGAAGGGGCAGATCGTTACGCTTCTGACGTGGTCGATGCGCTGGTGGCTCGTTGCACTCACAGCGACAAGGACTTGCCCGATGGCGCAGTTGCACACATTCGCAAACCGCTCAGCCATATTGCGGCCGAGTGCTTGGCCTATTCCGGTCGCGATGACATCGACCCCTACGACAACAAGGAGTTGATCGCCGAGGAGGCGATGTCGATGGGTCCGGCCAATAAGCACGACGTGCGATTCTCCGCAAACGAGAATCGTCAGTACGTTCGCGCGGCTGCCACGCCGTCGACTCGTCCTGGTGACTTCCCCAACATCATGTCTGGTTTGCAAAACAAGCTGCTCGACACGATCGAGTTGGACGAGGACTACAGCTTCCCGGAAATCTCTGCCGTCCTCCCCGGCGGACTGAACGACTTCAAGCCGGCGCTGATGATCAACAAAGGCATCGTCGAGGAGATGGACGAGGTCCAGGACGCGGAAAAATTCGAGCAACTCGGACTACAGGAAGAGGTCCTGTCGTACCTGTTCATGCGTCGCTTCGGCAACAAGTTTGGCTGGACGCCCGTGATGATCGCCAATGACGATCTGAACGCCTTTGCCGAAGGCATGCTCGGGTTCTTGGATGCGTGGAACGTCACGCAGAATCGCCTGGTGCTCGACCTGATCACCTCGAATCCGACGCTGCTCGATGGGAGTGCGTTGTTTGCAAATCGGACCGACACGGGAACCGGCACGAATCCCGCGACCAACGACAATGACATCGACAGCGGCGGCGCCGTACCGAGCGACACACAATGGGCTTTGATGGAAGCGGCTTATGCTGACATCGGCGGCATCGGCACCGGGCGTCGCGTCCGCGGCACGCTCAATACGTGGTTCGGCCCGACCGGCATTCCGCACCAGGAAGCGCGTCGCACGTTCATGCCGCTGGCGCAGGGCGGGCTTGAGCCGAAGTCGGCCGACACGACCTCCAACGTCGGCATCTATCGCGGGCTGGTCAAGCTCGTGCCGGAAAGCGAGCTGCGGACGAATTCGCTGCTCTTGTGGTACGGCTTGCGAAGCCCGACGCGGCTCAACACCGCGACGATCGTGCGCGCCTACTTCAATGGCTTCGGCACCGCCGGCCGCCGTGAGCGTTGGTACGACCCGGAAACGAAAGTTCTCTGGATGTCGCTGGAGGGTCGCGTCGCGTCGGCAATCAAAAACTGGCGCTATGTCATCCGCAATAAGGGCGAGAACTAGCAGCCCGTAATTTGGACTCACTTTTTCAACGCCTGCCACAAACAGGCAGTCCTTGAACGAAAAGGAACTTTATCATGTCACGCAGAACTGGATGCTGGATTTGGGATTTTCGTGGCCATCAAGCATTCCCGGCCACGGCCAGCGGCGTCGGGTCGCCGTGGGTCATCGCCGATACGTCGGCCTCGGGTGCGCCGACGATGGGCGGCTTGGCCGGCGGCGGCTACCGCATGGCGTTCTCGGCGACGAGTGAGGTGCAGAATCTCTGCTTGTATTACGGCGACGTGTTGTCGTTCGACATCGACGACTTGATCCGCTACTGGGCGATCGTCAAGACGGTGGCCACCCTCGATTCGGCGACGCAGTTGGCGTTTGGTTTGGCGAGTGCTCGCAACGATGCGATCGACACGATCGGCGAAGCGGCGCTCTTCCGGGCCATTGCCAACAATAGCCTCGTTGTCGAAACGGACGACGGCACCAACAACAACGATGACGTGGCGACGGGCTTGACGCTCGGGGCCGCTTGGAAGCGGTTCGAGATCAACTTCGCCGAGCGCGTCTCGACGATGGAACCGCCGAGCTTGTCGCTGGGCCGCCCCTCGAACGTCGGTTTCTACGGCGCGAACGACAATGGCTCGCTGCGCCGCGTGGCCAGCGGGACGCGGTTCGACATGTCGAACTACTCGTCCGGGTTGCAGCCATTCTTCCAACTACAGAAGACGGCCGACACGAACACGGACAACCTCGACGTCCTGCAGGTTGGTGTGGAGTTCAACCTGCCGCAATAGTTCGGATCGTTTGATGGGTTTTCAGGAGACGTTTAACGAGCGGGTGATGTCGGCGCAAAACCGTGCTTTTGGGTTGGAAACAACGCTCAAGCACGGCGTCATCACAACCGCAGCATTCACCGCCACCTGGGAGAGCCGAGAGTACGAGGTCATCGACAATGAGGGTTTCGCCACGAAGCTCGAATCCCGCGATTGGATGTTCGCCGTCGCGGCGGCGGTGGATGCGAATGGTACGGCGTTTACGCCGCGCGCTGGCGACATTGTCGCGGCGACTGAGAACGGCGTGGCCGCCGAGTGGGAAGCCATGCCGATCGGTACGCTGCCGGCTTGTGAGCTGACGGATGGTGGCTATCGATACCGAGTCCACACGAAACGAGTGAGATGACCATGACGCGAGCACAACTCGAAAGCGAATTGGCTGCGGCCGATGCGGAGCACGACGCCAACGTGGCGGTTGCGAAGGCATCGGCCAACAGACGAGCGGAGATTGCTCGGCAATTGCGGGCGCTGGACTCAGGCGAAGCGAACGAGCCGGAGCTCGACGATGCGCCGATTGATGAATCATCCGATGTCGAATGAGCGATCCAGCCATAGTAGTCGCCGTAGCCAAGGCCGTTGCCCAGCGTATTGACGCCGAGCAGCGGAACAGGAAATTCAGCCAGCAATTTGCCACCGAAAGGAGTTACGCCAACTGGGAGCGCGAGCTCAAGGATATTGACGATCTGCAACTCGACGAATGCGACAAGACATTCGTCGACGTCGTCGGGCACATGACGACGCAGGATTTTAGTTTGGCCGCACGCGGCATGGGGCGCTACCGAGTGCCGGTCGACATCGCCCTGCGAAGGAAGTTTGGAAGCGACAAGCAGGACGGAGACACTGGCCGGATAGCGATCGAGGAAATTGACAACTTGATGCTGCTGTTTCAGGAGCTTCATTTGTTCCATGCAAAGCACCGGCTGGTCGAGTTCCCCTACGCGGTGTGGGACGAAGAAGACGGAGGCACGCAAATTCTGGTCGCGCCGGACCGGAGATTGTTGCGAGAGATTAGGCAGTTCACGGCAATCATGCGAATCACGTTTCGCGCGGATGTAAAGCTTTTATGATCGGGATGAGCGTCAAAATCGAAGATCGCACCAAGCGGGTTGAAAAGGCCGCCGACAAGGCGGTGTTTCGCAACCTGCAGCACGCTGCGGCCAGCCTGCGCAAAGACGCTCGTTCCACAATCAAGCGTGCGCCCAAAGAACAGCGGACAGCGAGTCAGTCAGCCGTAGCGAGAGATGCCAAAGGCCGCTTTCTCAAGGGAAGTGGCGCGAAAAAGAGTAGGCGATCCCGGCAGACTGGATCGCCGGCCGGCACCCCTCCTTATACCGAACGCGGTGAGTTGAAGAACGCGATTTTGTTCGATGTCGCCGAAGACAAGTCGTCGGCAGTTATCGGCCCGCGATTCAGTCGCGTCGGCACGTCGGCTGAGGCGCATGAATTTGGTGGCCAATACAAGGGGCAAGAGTACCCGGAGCGTCCCTTCATGGAACCCGCGCTGGAACGCGCAGCCCCGAGGTTTGCCGGTTCATTTTCCGGCTCGATAGGAGAATAGTTCAATGGCGAATACCAAAATGGGCTTCGAGGGTCAACTCTATTACGGAGTGGCTGGCTCGACTGCTTCCACGTTGCTGGAAAACACGAAGGACATCACCGTTACGCGGGACGTGGAGCGCGGCGACACGACGGTCCGCGGAGACAGTTCCGCCCCGCCGATCGGAACCGGGTCGGTAACAAAGCGGATGGTCAACGTCGAATTCACAATGATCCACGACATCACCGATACGGCCTTTGCGGCTCTCAAGCAGGCATCTGCAAATGGCACTGGAGTCGCCCTGCGCGGCAAGGATCATTCATCCGGAAAGGGGCCGGACGCTGATTACACGCTCTCGCACGGTGATCCTTGGCCACTTGCAGGCGAACAGGTGGTGACGTTCACCGCGGAGCCAACGCGCGACTACGGCCGCGCTCCGCAGAGCTACGTGTAGTTTTCTGAGCCAAGTCACCACACACCACACACAAGGATTAGAACGATGGCCGACGTAACCGTAATACCAGCCGAAGTCCTGCCGGCAACCGACACGCTCACGATCGACGGCACCGCGGGAGCGACAGTTACCGCTGGGCAAACCTGTTATCTCGATTCGTCGGACAACAAATACAAGTTGGCCGATGCGGATGCGAGCGCGGCCACAGCAGCCGTCAAGGGCCTTGCGATGCACGGTGCGTCTGACGGCCAGCCGATCCGCCTGGCGATTGGTGGCACGATTGACCCGGGCTTCACCGCCGCCGTTGGGACGATTTACGTTCAGTCCGGCACAGCCGGTGGCATTGCCCCGGTGACCGACTTGGCGACCGGCGACTTCACGACCATCATCGGCGTCGGAATCTCGGCATCGAGTCTCAAGTTGCTGATGATCAATTCCGGCGTCCAGGTTCCTGCGTAATCGTAAATGGCTGGCGAAATCTCAATCACCGGGCTGCTGCGGCTCGCCAATGGACTGCTCAGCGCGCAGCAGCAAATCAACGGCACCGCCGACCAGGCGACGGCCAACGCTCGCCAATTCACTCAGTCAATTGCCACGAGCGAGACGACCGTGTCGTTTACCGGCGTGACGGCAGCGCGGTGGGTGGCGATCAAGAACACGGACGCCGACAACTACGTCGACGTCGGTCCTGATTCCACCGGACTGGTCGGTATGATCCGGCTGTTGGCCGGTGAGAGTTGTGTGCTGCCGCTCAAGCCGAGCACCACGATCAAGGCGCAGGCCAACTCGGCGAGCGTTGTAATTTCGATTCTGGCACTGGAGACCTGATGGCGAGTTTTCACGACAAGAGCGGCCGCGAGTGGGAGCTGCGGATCGACGCGCCGCAGATATTCAAGGTCCGCGAGATCGATCCGAAATTCATGCTCGGCGACACCGAGGAAAACAATACGGCGAAGCGGCTCGGCGCTGATCCAGCCCTGCTCTGCCATGTCATTTATGAGCTGTGCGCCAAGCAGCGCGACGAACGCAGCGCGACGCTTGAGCAGTTCTACCAAGACGTGATTGGCAACGGGGAGGCGATCGCCGATGCGGGCGACGCACTGGCGAAAGCCATCGCAAATTTTACCCATCCGAAAACTCGGGAGTTCGCCGAGCGAATCAACCACAAACAAGAGGAGATTCGGGAACTGGCGATGGAAAAAGCGCTGGCGAAGATCGACGACCCGCAGTTGAAGGAGAAGGTTCTGGCGTCGCTCGAAACGAGACTGGACGCGGAGATCGAGAACCTTTTGACCCAGCTGTCGAGTGCTACAAGCTCGCCGGCTTCGTCGGCGTCCACCCCGCCGGCCTGACGCTTCTCGCGCTCACTGAAATGGCGCTCGGCAAAGCGGAGATTCTCGGCGGCACGAGCGGGGCGTCAGGCAGACGACAAAAAGTGATTCCCTACGATCCCGAACTACTAGCCTCCTGGGGCTGAGAACATGGCACGACGCGACATCGAAGCTGGCCGCGCCTACGTCGAGCTGCTACTCAAGCGCAAGGATTTTGTGAATGGCCTCCGCTCAGCCAGCAGAACGCTGCGCAGCTTCGGCGCGAGCATGACGTCTGTGGGGCGTGTTGTATCGGCCGCTGGCGCTGGGATCGTGGGGGCCTTTGTTATTCCGGTGAAACAGGCCAGCGACGCGATGGAAGGGCTCAACCGGTTCTTGGCCGTGTTCGGCGGAGAAGCGAAGGAAGCTGGTGACTTCGCCGACGATTTGGCCAGTAAGGTCGGACGCTCTGCCGTGACGATCAAGGACTCGCTCAGCGGGTTTCAGGGCTTTTTTGTTGGTCTCGGCTTCGGCGCTGACAAAGCCCGTGAAATGAGCCAGCAGATGCAGGCGCTAGCAATTGACTTTGCCAGCTTCAACAATCTGTCGGACGAAGAGGCAGTCGGGCGCTTTATCAGCGCCCTTTCCGGGTCGAGCGAGGTGCTCCAAAAGTTCGGCATCAACACCAAACAGGCGGCGCTGGAAGAAGAGCTACTGTCCCAGGGCGTTAAGAAATCATGGACCGAAGTCACCGAGCAGGAAAAGGCCGTCGCGCGGTTGAGCGTGATTATGAAGGCGATGACGTCTCAGGGAGCTGTCGGCGATGCAGTCAAAACGGCGGGAAGTTTCGCTAATTTACTCAAGGCGCTACGGAGCGCTGTCTATGATGCGTCTGTGGCGATCGGTGACTCCCTAATTCCTGTCCTGACGCCATTTTTGCAGGCGACGGTTGGAATCGCTCGCGCGACCGTCGACTGGATCAAGCAAAACGGAAAGCTATTTGCCATCGTCGGAGGCGTGGGGGTGGTGACGCTTGCGCTTGGCGCCACAATTACCGGTGTTGGCCTGTCGCTCACTGCATTCGGCATTGCCCTGGGGGCCATTGCTTCGGTTCTCGGGGCGGTGCTCTCCCCGCTCGGCGCAGTCGTCGCCGGTCTGGTCCTTGTCTCCACCTGGTTCGCCACTTCGACCGACTTCGGACGCAAGATGGTGCAGTCGCTCGCTGGTTGGTTCGGCGATCTCAGAGACATCGCAGTCGATGCGTTCGGCGGGATTGTCGACGCCTTTGCTGCCGGCGATCTGGTGGCGGCAGGAGAGATTGCTTGGACCGGCCTCAAGGCGCTCTGGCTCCAAGGCACGAACACGCTGCGTACACAGTGGCGCGACCTGTCGTTCAAAATCATCGACATCTTCACAGAGACCGTCAACGGCGTGAAGGTGCTCTGGAATGAACTGGTCACGTTTGTCGATCGGGCCGCGATCAAAGCGGGTGCGCAGATTCAAAAGGCTGCATTGGAGTTGCAGGGCTTTATTCCTGCGCTGTTCGCGTCGGGCGAGCGATTCGACGAGATGGAAAAGCAGCTCAAGGCGCAACTCAAGGCCATTGATTTGCTGACAGACTTAGCGTTGCGTGGCCTGGATATCACGCACGATAAAAAGATGGACGACTTGGCCGAAGAGCGCAAGGCGGAAATCGCGGCGATCTCTGATGCCAAAACAGAGTCCGAAAAAGTGGCCAACGATGCGCTGGAAAAAGCCAAGGCCGAGTTAAAGGCGCTCCGAGAGAAGACTGCCGAGGAGCGTAAACAGCGCGGGCTCGGCAAGGGGCCAAACTTCGAGCCCGGCGCTTTGAATCTCGGCGGCGGTGCGATCAAGAACCAAATCTTCGGCACGTTTTCGGCGGCTGCACTGGCGGCGGCCGGAGGTACAGGTGGTGCGTCGCCCGCGAAGGAAATGCGCGAGCGTCGCCGCGAAGCCCGCGAACAACACATGCAGCTGCTGCGGTTCTTGCGCGCGACGGGAGGCCGATTCGTCAAATGAGCTTACTCATTGTTCCACCATCGGCCAATCCGAGAATAGACCATGAGAATCACACCCGTACCGGCGATTGCTGCCGAGCCAAGAACCCAATCCGCACTAGCGTCATTGGCGACGGCAACCCAAATCGCAGGCGAGCCGATCATCAACAGCATGTAACCGCAAGCTTTTGCGGCTTTGTACGGCTTGCTTGTTTGCTGCGTGGTGATGACGTGAGCAACCCGAACATTCGTTGGGCGTGCCATAAGCGGTCTCCAGGGTGTCGTTTCAGGATAGTCAGGATTTTCCCGGGAATCAAATAAATGGCGTTCCAATTCGAGGAAATCCCGCAATCGCGGTCGGAAACCTCCGAAAGCTACCGGCAAGTTTACAAGGCCGTCGGCGAGCTGGACGATTCGATCGTGTTCGCCTACGCGATCGCCAACACGCCGGAGACGGTCAACCGTCCGACGGGCACGATGTTCCGCAAGGACATCCAGTGCGACGAAGAAGGTTGGCAGCAGTATCTCGTGACCGTGACGTGGGCGGTACTCGAACAAAAACCATTCAACGTCGGCTCGTTCACTTGGCGATTCGACACCACCGGCGCGACGATCAACATCAAGGCCGCCAAGGAGCATATTGCGTCTTATCCAGACGCGGGGCCGCACGCGGGGGCGATCGGCGTCAAGGAAGATGGCGAGGTGGAAGGCGCCGACATCGTCATTCCAGCGCTGAAGATCACCTATTCATTCCGCCACCCGAACGGTCTCGTGACCGAAGCCTTCGCGCGGCAGATCGCCGCGATCACGGGGACCGTTAATCTGCTCACCTATCGAGGCTTTCAGCCCGGCGAGTTTCTGTTCATCGGCGGCAGCGGCAGCGACGGCACACAATCGGAAGTGGCGGTCGACTACCAGTTCGTTGCCAGCGTCAATGCATCCGGGCTGTCTCTTGGTGGTATCAGCTCGATCGTCAAGGGCGGGCACCATTACGCCTGGATCGAATTCAAAGACGCGGTAGTCAGCGGCAAGCCCGCGCGACAGGCGACGCGGGTCAACATCGAAAGAGTTTACGACGCGATCAACTTCGCTTCCGTGTTTGGGTGGAGCTAGCCCGTGGGAACTTTCGACAAAGTTGCAGCCGGCACCCCATCCGACGATTCGCCGTCCAACAAGGCGAATTGGATCAACGCCGTCTCGGAGGCGACCGAAGATTACCACACGCGCAAGCGGCTTGGACAAGGCGGCAAAGCACCGCTGCCCCTCAAAGACAACGACACCTGGGTCAAGGTGAAGAATCTCAGTGGGTCGGATTTGCTGCGCGGGCATTACCTACAGGTGGGCGACTATCTACTGGATGAGTTGGACTTTCGTTCCCTTTGGTTTGAGGGCAACGTCTATTCCGCCAGCAACGGCCGTAAGGTTGCGGTGCTACGACAGGCGGCGCTCGACGACGACATTGTGAAAGCGCAGATGTCTGGTGTCGGCGTGGCCCGCATCAACGTCCGTGATACCGCCCATCAATTTGCCGAGCCCATCGACACTCGGCACGTGCTGCGATCCAGCGACGAAGGTTCGATCGAGATTCTTTCGGTGCCATCGCCCAACGGCGGCCCACTTACGACGCGAACCGATGCAGATACCGGAACGGTCACAATGGACGATAGCGGCCACTCGATTGAAACCGGCGACACGGTGAACGTCTATTGGGCCGGCGGTGAGCGGATCGGCATGACTGTTGGCACCGTATCAGGAACCAGTGTCCCTGTTGACGGCGGGTCGGGGAACGACTTACCGGCGCAGGATACCGACGTGTTTGTGTCGCTCGACAGTGGCGAAGAGTTGGCGGTGCTGATTGGTGGCGGCGGCGGCGGCACTGCGAACGTAGAGACTGCTGGCGCATTGGCCCGCGTCGTACTCGGCGGCGCAACGTGTTCGCCGGCAATCTTAGTGACTTCCGTCGAAGGCGATCCGGACAGCCTCGGTGGGACGCTCCATACGTGGTGCAACAATGGGCATGGAGACTACAACGTCTCGTTGCCGGATGGGGCACTCGTGCTGTTGATTGGGCTAATTGGCTGGGAAGAATCCAGCTCTCCGTCTTGTCCGGATATTTATGTTCCAGAGAATTTTCCGACCGCGATCCTGGTCAATCCCGTCGATTTCCTTGCTGGCCTCCCCGACTTCGCCGCCTTCAAGGCGCTGTTCGCAGACACCGGAGGTACGGCGGCCGACATCAAATGGGGAGGCCGCACGTGCGAACCTCCAGCAGAATAGCAATCCCCTCTCGTCGCATGCATTTGCCGCACGGATACTCGCGGCCGCTGCTGCCGTGGCGGTGGTTGCCCCTTACTCCCTGGCTGCATGCGGTCGAACCGGTGTTTATTGACGACTTGCCTTTGATGGGTGTCGGCCCGGCGGTTCCGTTGCTATCCGACACCGATTGCTATTGCTGCCCCACGACCTGCGAGGAATGCCTTGAGTCGCTCTGCGGGTGGGATCTGACCGTCTCCGGTTTCACAAACCAGACCTTCGACATATCGCCTTGCGGTACGAGCGAATCCACTTACAGCAATGTCAACGGGTCGTACACTTTCGACGTGATCGATGGCGTTCTACAGGACGTTGTTTACTCGCCCTGCACAGGCATCGTTGTCCACGAGACCAACTGGGAAGATCCGCCGTGCCCGGAACAAAACCCAGGTCTGCACACGGAGCACATCGATAGGATCAGCTTACACCTAACGTGTACGTTGACGCACGTGTGGCTAACTGGTTTGCATGTCTTCGGCGTATTCCGTGACCCACTGAATGGAGACTGCGGCTTTCCCTATGACGAAAACTGGACAGACCCGTCACCAGGGTTTGCTCTCTGGGAAGACGTCTGCCGAGAAGGCGTCTCGATCACGTCGAACTTCAGCTTGGGCGCTGGCGGGAAGGTACATTCGGTGACCTTAGTCGCAACACCGGTGTTTTGTGAATCATGAACGAAGAGCCCTGGTTGTGCGAGTTCGTTGCGGGCGTTTGCGTGCGTTGCCGCCGGAAGAAGTCGCTTGGAGATATCCGGCAATGCCGCCTGCTCCCCAGTGAGCCCGCCACCACACCAGGAAATCCGTCGATCGCTCCGAAGCAACGCAGTCACGACAAGATGCAGGCGATCATCCTTAGCCTCGGAGTCGACGCGGCCCAGTACGACGCATTCGTTCAGCGCGTCGGACGGCCGCCGGGGTGCTATGAAAGAAAGTGCTGGTGGCTCAAGAGACTGGAAAAGGAATTCGGGGCGGAGATTGCCGATCAGGTGCTAGGCGTCTTGTTTGGCTAGCCCAGCCACCGCACGACCAGCATCGCCAAGAGCGCGACGGCGACGGCCGCTGCGATCCAGGTTTGCCAGTTCGCGGGGATGAGGGGCTTCATCGATAGGGGTCACCCATGCCCGCACCAAGAATGCAGCAAATGTGCAACAGGACGCCGGGAAGGATCAACGCTAGGTAGCCAACTGCCGTGACCATGAACCAGACGATTCCATTAATCGGCTGCCCCTTATATATCTGTCCCAGTCCCGGAATGAACAGGCTCAACAGCATGGCGACCAGTCGGCTCCATCGCTTGTAATGTCCGACGCGGACTTGCTGCACGACCTGGACGTTGACTGACGGAGAGGGAGGTGGCTGCGTCACAATCGGAGTCTGCGAGACGCTTTGCAGGGGACGACCATCGAGGTACTCATTGCAAAAGCGACACTTCGCGGCAGATTCAAGAATCAACTCCCCGCACATTGGACACGGCATGCGGCCGATGGTTTCCGCAACCAAAGGCGCCGAAGTTGGTATTGGCGGCTGCACAACTTGGGTTTCGATCGCCTTCGCAGGCGCCACAAGGGCCGTCGACGGGAAGAGACCTTTCACGTTGCGGGCAGCCGACCAGCGACTGCTGGTGCCTAGTCGGACTTCCATGCTATCAGCAATCTTGCCCCTATCAGCGAAGCTCTTCAGCTGTGGCGACGTAAACGGGCCGCGGACTTGGTTTCCGAGACGCACGTACCATTGATGCGGTTTGTTCGGCATGACGATGGCCACTTGGAGGAGGAATTCCACCCTAAACGCCCACCGTCCCCGCGTCAAGAAAATCTACCGGCGGGGATGGCGCTGGCGGGGATGCGTCACTCCGCTCTCTTCGGCCCCGGCTTGAGTGGCTGGGGCTTTTTCGCGTGCCGCTCGGCGATGACGCGACGGCCGGCGATTGTGACGCACGGAATGCGACCCTCATCCATGTACCGGATCACCATCGGCCGGCTGATGCCGAGCCGCTGGGCGACTTCGCCGGGGGTTAGGTAGGTTGCGGGCATGGAAACGGGCAGTTTCGTGACGTGCCCAGGTCGGTCGAACGCCTAAGCGTCCGTTGCCTGCGGATCTAGCCGGCGAACCGGCGTCACCTTGTTGCGAAAAGACTCTTGCGAGCAATCCGCAACAACTGAGCAATCCGCAACTGCCAGCACCTGAGAACGGTCTAGGCGTTGGCACAAGCACACTAACGATGATTCGATTGACCAACTGCCGGCGGCATGCCCCAGCGTTCGCGTATGATTGCTTCCGACTCATCGCGGCGATTGCGGGCATTCGACAATTGGCAGGCAGCGAGAGTCGGCTCGCCTGTACGAGGCACAAACAGACCTTCGCGGGCGACGCGCCCCGTGGCTTGCGATTCAGCGTCCAAGATTTCTTCGCCGTCCTCTATTTCCGCGCGAATTGCGCGGGCGATGGCTTGGCGAGTGTTCGAGGCGTTGTACGCGGCTTTCAGTTCTTTCGATGCCATGTGACTTTCTCCTGAGAAAAGCGGTCAGTTGTTCGCGGCTCACTCGCCGCGTCTGCCCTGATTATACCAATCGGCTGACACGGTGTCAACCAATTAGGCAAAAGATTTTTGGCGGGGATGCGTCAGAACCTATCAGTCCAGTGTCCATTGATAGGTAATTGATAGATGCGTCACTCTTGGCGGCAGCGGCGGGCAGTGGTAGGATTGGCGGGATGGACGGTTTCGCTTTCACTTCTGCGGCGATTGTTGACGACCAGCTCGACAAGTTCGATGCGGCCGACATTCATGCCGCGATGGACAAAATGCGGGCAGTCGTTTCCGAAGGCATCGATAAAAAGATCGACTTCTGCGACTTCTCACTGTTCGGTGCCAGCCGCTCTTACCGCGAACGCAAGATGGAGCTACATCGGAAAAAGCCACTTCTCGATACTGGCATTCTGGTTCGCGGTCGGTACGACGTGCAAATCGCCGACCCGGACTTCGGCTTGCGAATGATGGTCGAACGCTTGGTCAAGGGGCTCAACGACGAAATCCAAACCGACCTCGACACCGAGTTGGAGTGCTTCGCCGATGGCGATACGGTAATGGAGGGCTGAGGGTGCTGAATCACACGCTAGGTGAATCTCAAATCGTCGCGGCCACCAAGATGCAGCCGAGAGTCGAGGATTTCCAATATCAGTGCAGGCGATGCGGGCAATTCTACTGCCGTCGCTGCGAGTCTATACCGGAGAAATGTAGTTGCGGTGAAAGGTCCGAAGGCTTTGCAGTGATCCCGGTTCCGTGCTCAGAATTGGTAAAGGCAGTGATGGAGGGCTAGGGCTCCGGCTGGTACGTGGCTAACTGACCGCTCCCCCGTCCGCCCCCGAGGCAATGGCAAGTCGTAAGTCCTTGTATTCTTTCGGCTTGCGCACCGAAAGTCACATAGAATCAGTCGATTGACTCTAGCCGGCCGCGATGGAATCCTAGCCGGCCCCCGAGGCCCCGCTCGCGGCTCACAGCGGTGCGTCAGACGGCTGCTGATTGCCCTGGACGAAATAACAGGTCTTTTGGGGCGACCGGCTTTACCACGCGCGGATCCAAATAAGCCTCCGTCACCTTGCGGCTGGAATGTTTGAGCAGCGCCGTCGCATTGCCCCCGGCCGCCTCGTAGTGGCTGGCCACGGCCTTGCGAACCACGTGGAACTTGTACTCTCGAGTATCGGGCAGCCCGGCCCGTCGCATGATCCGCCCGAGCCGGTTGTAGATGTAGGTCGGGTGGTACGGCCACTCAAAAACAATCCCCTTGCGACGGCGGCTCTTGGCGCGTAGCTCGGCCAGCGCCTCGCGGGTATCGGCGGCAATCGGCAGCAGGTTGTCCTCAGCAGCCCCCTTGCGGCTCTCTGCGACGAAGCGGACCCAACCGCCATCCAGGGCGACCCGGTCCCAGGTGAGCCCCAGTACGGCTCCTATGCGCTCTCCGGTGTCCCAGATGACCAGCATCAGCGGCCGCCAGAACACGGGGGCCTCGATCGAGCCGACGGCCAGCGTCTCCGCGGCGATCGCTGCCATCATGCGGTCGACCTCGTCTTGCAATAGCGCGATCGGGACGCGGACTGGCGGCGTTTCGAGTTCCACGTCCGGCCATTCCTTGACGTAGCCTTTGGTATGCAGCCACCGCCAGAGCGCCAGCAGGTTCAGCAGTTGCCGGTTGCAGGTTTTCTTCGCCGCACCGTTGTCGAGAATCCACGCGGCAAAGGCGGAGAGAGTCTCATTGGTGAGATCGGATTTCCGCGACGGCCGCTCCAAAAACCGGTCGAACACGGTGAGCGTGTGACGGTAGAGGCGCTTGGTGTTGGGCCGGCGGGAACGAAGTTTCAGCGGCTCATACCGTTCGCGGTAGAGCTTTTCCAGAAGGTCGTTGGGCATGGTGGGACGTCAAAGGTGGTATCTCAAGCCTAGCTTGCGTCCCTGCACGGCGCGTCCGTGCTTCTCCTGAAAAACCCGCATATTCGGGTGTCAAATCCAGTCGAGCCCATTTAGTTCCGGGGCGAGATTCGCCTTGGTGGGTCCGTTCAACACTAGCTGGCGAAAATACGCCGGTCAAACTTTGGACAAAGAAATTCGCAAAAAAGAGAAAAGAGCCCGGCCGGCGTTATCACGAGTCGCCAACCGGCCGGGCCGGAGACTGCCGACGCGCGTGCCGGCAGAACAACCAAAAAGGAGAAAAACCTATGTCTGAAACGAAGGTCAACGTGAGGCCACGGGTTGCTGCGGTCCAGGACACCGGCAATCCCGTGTTCGACGCCACCGTCAATCTGGCGATGGGCGCCGGCATCTGCGGCGTCAATTCGCTGAAACAAATTCACCAAACCATGCTGGAGCTTTACGAGCAGGAACCGAAGCCAGCCCCGAAAAAGTCGCGGGCCTTTCAGCCGGCGGTCGATTCGGTTGAGGAACTCGGGGCCCGCTGATCTTCGGCTTCCGGGAATGCTGCGACCAAATCGCAAAATTCGTCGCGCCGTTCACCGTGAACCACGATCCCAGTTTCGAGCACCAGCCGCGACGGACTCACCGCGATCACCCGAGACAAGTCCACGGCACAGGAACCAAAACGACGCACTGAAGTTTCGAGCATTGAAAACACCTCCGTACCCGCTGCCCTGTCGGTCAGCACTATTTGACAGAACGAAACCACGCTGCTGGCCGGTCCCGACGTTTTTTGTGTGACAACTGATTCGTTTGGCCGGTCCAGCAGCCTATTTGACAGACGCTAACACATTACGTTATAGTCGGAGGTTATGCAAGCTGTGATTACTGAAGAACAACTGAGGCTCAATTTGTCGGCGAATCTCGGCAAGGTGCTCAAGGAACGCACGCTCACTCAGTCGGATTTGGCGAGACTAATCCAGGAGAAGGACGAGGATTTGCAGGCCGCTCGTATGCGAGCGCACCGCTACGTTCACGGCTTGGTCAGTCCTGAACCAGCCCGCTTGGCGAATCTCGCCGAAGTGCTTGCTGTAACCGTGGATTGGCTGATTTCTGGCGGTCGAAGAAAATCTCGCCACGCGGGCTAAAAGCCTATTGACGTATAACGCATAGCGTTATATCATAGCCGACGTCACACAAAAGACGTCGGCTTTCTTTCTGGTCATTCGACCATCTAAGCGGCCGGCACCCTTTCGCCACTCACGCCGAGCCCCCGCATGGCCGCTCCCGCGACTGACCAACTGACTGCCACGTGCGCCCTGTGCGGCCGCGTCCGCAAGGCCAAGCCCAACCGCGCCGGCGGCGTCAAGACGCCCAAGGGCTGGCGGCGAGTCGCTGACGGGCTGCTCTGCAACGGGCACTTCGGCCGCGACTCCTGTATCGCGGCGAGATACTATACGCGATCGATCCGCGTCGAGATTCGCGGCCTGGCTGCCGGCGAAGAGCGGGCGGTTGAAGAGTTTCGGCTGGCGCTCTCGGCTGCCGCGCGGTCTGCTGCCGAATACGGCAACTGGTTTTTGCAGCGGCTGTTCACGGCCGATCCTGCGGCAATGACGGACCGCGCCACGTGGCCGACCACCAAAGACGGCAAACCGAAGCTGCCGCCGCTGCCAGTGGTCGACGGTTATCAGCCGAAGCGCTTCCCCGGCATGTCGCCGGCGAGCTGCTCGGCGCTGATGCAGATGGTCCGCGGCTGGTATAGCGAGCGACGATTCGAGTTGTTCGTGACGATGGCGCGCTCGGTTGACAATTACCGGTTCGGCCGATTACCTGTCGAGGTCCGCGCCGCCGATTGGAAGATCGCCTCATACGACGCCAATAAGGGCGTTGGCGTCGTCCGCGGTCTGACGGTTGGCCCCGGAAAAAGCTGGGCCGCCAAAATCTATTGCGACGTCCGCAACCGCCAGCGTTTCGCGTTGCTCACCAGCGGCGACGCGATCCCGCTGGCGCTCAAGATCGTCCGCGGGACGAAGGAGCCGTTCCCCGGCGCGACGACGCGATCCAAGGCCTGGTTCGTCCGCGTGTCGGCGATGTTCCCGCGCAGCGAGCGGCAACGGAGCAAGTCGCTGCGGACGCTCACGCTGGGCCATGATCCGGGCTCGTTGCTATTCGGGTACCTCGACGACGTGTCGGCCGGCCGGCCGAACCAGCCAGACGACGAGACGTTCGAGTTTCACGGCGACGCAGTGCGGGAAATGATCGTCGGCGGCGACCGGTCGGATCGCCGCCGCCAGCAGGATCACAGCTTGACGCGGCCGCTGATGAGCCGCCGGAAGTTTCGGCGGTGGCGGCTTGATCGCACGCGGCGCTGCGAGAATCGCGCCAGGAAGATCGACATGCAGCTGCGATTGGCGGCGGCGGCGCTGGTCCGCTGGTGCCAACAGCGAGGCGTCGATGACGTGATCTACGACACGAGCGACCGCGGCTTCGTCCCGCACTTCCCGTACCGACGACTGCGCGACTACATCGGCTGCGGACTAGAGGCGGCCGGCGTGTCGCTGGTCACCACTGGCGAAGCGGCGGATGCGCCGGAGAGCGAGGCCACGACATGACAAATCAATGGAATCAGCGGCTTTTGTTAAGCCGAAGAGAGAAACGGACTGCTGGTATAGCCGGCAGCCACGTCTCCCGAAGCGCGCTGCCAATCGAGGCAGCCAAAGCCAGCCACAAGGGCAGTGCCCGCGCGGCTGGGCACGCACCGTTTTTGCGGAGCTGCTGCAACCACAAGCTGCCCGGTCGTGCCCGCGAGAGAGGAGGTGACGAGCAAAACACGGGCGTTGCTCGCGGCCCTTACGGCGCAAGGATTTGCGCCGAAAACGGCAGTGTGCGTGATGTACGAGCGACTGCGGCCCAGAATGCCACTCGCAAAGCAGCTCGCAAGCGCAGCCGTGGGATCGAGTTGCGCTGCCTGGGGTTGCAGGCGGTCTGCAAACGAGGTGCGTGTGCAACTGTGACGCTGATGACGTTTGCCGTTTCGCCTTGCCGGTTGCAGGCGGTCTGCAAACGAGGTGCGTGTGCAACGTGGGGATGGATTTGATGTTGGAGCAGGCCGGCACGGTTTTGACCATCTTCCGTGCCGGGCGTTGGGAATAGAGGAAGCGGCCAACGCACGGGAGGCGGTGAGCCAGGAGATTTGCGGCGGCGGGACGGATGGAGACGCTCAATTCCCGCCGCCGAGTTTTTATCTATCACGGGAGGATTGACGGATGACGGAGCAAGCGACGGTTGAACCGGCGAAGGTGGAGCTTGAACCCAAGCCGGTCAGCGAAGATCGGCTCAAGCTCTTGAAGGCGATGTTCGAAGCTCGCAAGGAAATGAAGACCGTCGCCATGAGCGGCGTCAACAAATTCGATAATTACGAATACTCGACCAACGCTGACTTCGTGACCTGCATCGAA